CTTGACCAATATAATGCTCTACTACCCCTGTTGCGTAATTAATGATATTTGATAATCTTGCATCAGACGACGTAGAACTAATACTCAAGTAGTCTTTTACTTGAGCGAGCGTTACATAGGGATATTTTCCGAGATTCTCTTCTAAACGATCTACCATTTTATTTCCTATTCTTCCTCATCAAGATCTTCATCTTCATATTCCCACTCATCGTCCTCTTCCTCAACAACAGGATCAGGCTCAACAATAGGAGCAGACTCTTCTAACGCAGACCAATTAGCAAGGACAGACTCAATACGTTCTTCGCTGTGTCCATTTACTCTTAGCCAATGACGTGCCGCTTCGGCAGTTTTAATATCATTTGGAATAGATGACATATAATTCTCCTTATAATAAAAAGGGAGGCGATGACCGCCTCCCCCTGTGTAGTTCAAAGATGTGAATCCTAAGATTAGGCTCCACACTCAACTGTAACAGCGTAGGAATACTTAGTAGCATCCAAAGCGTTGCTTGAGTTAGTTGTAAGAGCTTTAAAGTCAAGGCGTGTACTCATGTACATTGCAGTGACCTGCTGACGTGGTTCGTACTCGCTCTCAATCTCAATACCGCGACGTTCTGCAATCATAAAGCCAGGCTTATAGAGCAGGACACCGATATCGTTGTTCTCAGTACCAACGTTATCTAAGAACTCAGTGATTGCAATCGGAATACCGTAGACGGCACCAACTGAACCAGTAAGGTAAGTAGCGTTAGGACCAAAGGTGTTAACAGTCTGGAAGTCAGAAGTAGTTACCAGGTTGTTATAACCTTCAATTGAGGTTAAGTATACAAGGTCTTCACCAAGCTGGAGACCATACTTACCGAGCTTTGTACGAGCAGATGCGATATCTGATGGATCTGCTTTATCGTTAGCAGAACCTGTATCAACAGTCAAGCCAGCACCTACGTCACCTGTAAGGTTAGTAATACCTTCAATGACAGAAGCATAACCGGTACCAGCTGTAATAGCATTGGTTGGTGATGCAGTGAAGCCAGACAGAGCACCAGTACCACGGAGAATAGCTTTATCCAAAGCACGTGCTAAACGACGTGTAGCAGCTGCGCGGAGGAAGTCAAGCAGAGGAAGAACTGTGTCTTCTTCTTCATCCTTAGCGAGGTGTGTAGTAGCCATAAACTTGTGTGGAGTGAAGTCCACAGAAGCAATGGTGTTCTGGTTGCTGGTTGGGACACGTGTAGCTTCGGCAATGCCTGTAGCAAATGTGCCAGAAGCAAACTGTGCTACATCACCATCAGTGTCTTCATCAGCGACTGGTACGCGGAAAGTTTTCGCGTCAACAGCAATGCGGTTAAACATTGGAGCAATAACCAACTGCTGTTCCATCTCTGTGTAGATGTTATTTGAGAAGTTGCTAAGGAACTGATCAACAGTCGTAACAGCCTTCATACGAGCACCGTATTTTGTGTCAAAGATGTCACGCTTGTTCAGCAGTTTTGCGACAAGAACAGCATTAGCCATTTCTTTTTCGTTAAACTGTGAGCTGCGAGACTGCTCTTGATAATGCATTTTAGAACGCTGAAGAGCGGCAAGCTCATCCTGATACTTAGACATTTGTGCCTTAAGTTCAGCAACCTCTTCAGATTCTTTTGGTGTATAAGCGGTATTCTTATCACCTTGTACCAGCATCTGCTGGTCAGCAGCGTCTGCTTCCTTCACGATAGCTTCACCAGTCTTTTTAACCAGTTCAGCAACTTGAGGCTCAGACACTTGAGCTACTGGAGTAGCTTCTTTTTTGATCTCGGTGTCGGCAGACTTTTCAGTGGCCCCTGCACCAGTAAGATCGATAGTATCTACGACTTGTTCAGCCATTTTCTCGTTCTCCTTTGTAGAATGATCGTGAAGCTCATTAGTCAGACTTTGCTTAGAAACCGTGTCTTCACTATTTTGAATTTTTTCGACTTGTGAAAGTTCATCTGTTTTCACATTAAGAACATTATCACAGTCTTCACCGTTAGCGTCAACCTCTAAAAATTTAAAGATTGGCGATTGGCCTGTTGCGATTTTGGTGACAGTAAACATTTTTTCATTATAATTTACAAGATCACCGTGTTGAAGTGCACTTGCGTCTTCGGAAAGCAAGTTTGTGAACGGGATTGATTCGTTAGGGTCACGAATTTGTAACTCTTCCTCTTCATCATCCTTAATCATGTCAGTATCTGCTTCCTCGGCTTCCGCTTTGACCTCAACCTCTTCTGCAGCATCTTTAGTGTTAACTTCTTCAGTCTTCACCTCTTCTGCTACATCAGTTGTTTCTTCTACAGACTCTTCCTTGACTTCGTCAACGATATCCTCTTTAGTTTCAACAACTTCTTCAGATTTTGGATTTGTCATTGCTTCCTCCTCGGTTGGAGACAACGGACGTTCGTTAACAACTTCGCCCTCCTCCATATTGTGAATTGGAACACCAGCCATGGTAATTTCATGTGAGTGGCCTTCGGCCTCTAACACAACTCCACCCATGACTTTATGAGCGTGGTTTTGCATATGAGATGCGTAGGTTGTTACACCATTACCACTTTCATCCATTTCCACGGTATGATAGTGACCATCGCTCATGTCGGTGATTCCTGCTTTAATTTTACGCATCTTCTTAATTTCTTCGGCATCTGCCTCTTTTAAAGACTTTTTAAACTCGTTGAATTCTTCATCAGAATCGAAAGATTTACGAATTGA